AGAAGTACCAACGAGAGAGTGAGAGGGCAAGAATATGAGCGACCCAACAGCAACCTATCTGTATGAACGCAGTATGTTACACAAGCGCAACGCGGAGAAACTCCTAGGCTCCCCTGCCCTCAATGGGCAGGAGGTAGTGAACGAGTTAATGTCTATGGTTCACTATCTGGAATTGGGAATGGCTAAGCAGAGAAAGGAAGACGATGACTTTCTCCACACAGTATGAGATAGTAACGCCAAACAAGTCTAAAGTCTTTACCAATGTGGAAGAGAGCGCGATAAAAAGATTCCTCGCTGAGCCTGGTTCCAGGCTATTTATTCGTGGTTGGTATGAGAACGACGACAAGACCCCACCAACGGAGCGATTAGATATTACAGAGATTATCCGGAAGGCGATAGCACAAGGAAGGGGGAGAGTATGAGAGAGGTAGTTATCTGTGCGCTCGTTGCGATAGCAATAGCGTGGTTAATAATGGTGATAGAGGAGAAGATTAACAGGTGAACCATAAGCGTAGGCTAGTGCTGGCTACCTTACTGGTACCAGTACTAGCCTTAATCATTCTTCCCCACGCGCAAGAGTGGGAGAGGGCGAAGTTCGTCCCTCCTAAAGAGATACCTGTAATACAAGCAAAGCACGACACAATGAAGGAGAAGAGGGCTAATGCGAAGATGGCTAAGGCGTACGCTCAGGCTGGCTTTGGATGGCAAGGAAGCGAGTGGAAATGTTTGCGAACTTTATGGACCTTTGAGAGCAGGTTTGATAGTAAGGCGAACAACCCTCGTAGTAGTGCCTTTGGTATCGCACAACTACTCAAAGAGACAAGCACCGACCCCGCTATCCAAATCCTTAAAGGATTGCGATACATCAAACATCGTTATTCAAGTCCCTGCCGAGCGTTGGCAAAGTGGAAGAGGGAGAAGGCGAGAGGTAATCCCTGGTACTAGGTTGTGATACACTAAGTGTGTAGCGTCGAGCGTATTCTTACCCTTTCCGCTCCGCTACATCTAAGCCCCGTCTACCCTTTCGGACGGGGCTTTCTAATTGTCTGTCTTGTAGAAACCTGTTCCCTTAAACTGGATTGAGGGCGCCGACCACACACGGGTCATCTGTACACCGCAGAAGTTACACGCAGGATTAGGTCTATCTTCATCCACGCTACGCTCTACCTCTAAGTAGTTAGCGCAGAACTCACATCTATAAGGATAGAGGGGCATAGAGTACCTTGCCTAACGAGGTGGGCAAAAAGCCCACAATTTTCCCTATTTTTGAGCGGTTTCCAAACTCGGTAGTGGCAGGCATAAGTCGCTCGCTCCACTCTGGTTCGAACTCTGATTGTAAATGAAATGCGTAAATACCATCTGGTGTCGAGTTGATGTACCACGCATCGAGGTCTTGACTGTGAGCGTGGAGTACCAAGTTATCCCATTTACTTTTTTCAATGAGCAAATCCGGATAGTGCGTTCGACGACATTTAAGTTCGGCATACACTCCTGCTTTCTGTGACACACAATCAAAGGTGTCGTAGGTGTTACCCGATTTCATCAGGTCGTTGTAGTGATAGGTCTTGAGGTACTCGAATAACTGAGCCTCTTGTAGTGTGCCTAACTCCAAGGGTTATCTCCTCCGATGACTCGCTGTAACGCCTTGAGGGCGTTCTCGCACCGCCTATCGGCAGTAGATACTGAGCAACCAAACATCTCTGCTATCTGCTGTAACTTCAACTCGTCATAGTAACGAGCCTTGATGTAGTCGCAGTGGTTGGTCTCATCTTTTCTATCTTGATGTTCAAGGATTTCATAGCCACGTTTAATATCTATCAACATCGCCAGGAGATTACGTCCCTCAGAGGGAGCGGAGGAGCGACGTGGCATACCATCATCCACCAACTGTTGCGCCTGCTCTAATAAGATTCCGTCAAAGATATTGCGGAGGATGTGCGGCATCATCTGTGCAATGGTGCTGGTCTCGTAGAAGTATTCATCTCCGGTCAGATAGCCGGAACGATGTGCCTTTTCCTTGCGAGCATAACGCTCGCACGCACGAAGTATCTGCCAACCCACACGCTTGAGATTATATTTACGAGCCTCGGCATCTGGCTCATCAAATGCCTGACTGATGTAGTCCACTCTGGTTACACACCAGAGCATCCCTTCCTGAATTAAATCTTCTCTATCTACCCAACGGCCGTACCTTCTGTGTACTACCGCTGCTCTCTCTTTCACCAACTCGTCGACGCCCTCTGGAAGGATTCTAGTCACAATCTATAATCGACTCCTTGATAGTAGGAGATAGGCTCAGTACCCTGATAGCAAGAAAGTCCAGGTAATTGCTAGCATCTGCTAACTCTTCAACCAACTCCCGGATGGTGTCATCCAAAGAGTATTGCTCAAACCTCTGACCAGTTGCGTGTGCGTACTGTGTCGCACCCACACCACGCACACGACTGGCTCGGAGGGAGGCAAAAGATTCTATAAAGGATACTAAGTCCTCAGTGCTTACGCCTTTGCGGTAAGCCATTACAGCAGGGTGGTCTGCTAGTGGCGTACGGGTGGTATCTCTATCCACAGTCTCCCACGCTCCATATCTATCTCCACTACACGAAACCCTAACCCATTCAAGGTATAAATCACGCTGTCCATCGTTTCTCTTTCCATTAGAGGGCCAATCGTTCACGTAGTTTCTCCGGTCCCTCCGCTAGGTAACAGTCCGTTATGTCCATACCAGATGGTAATTGTACTATTTGTGCGTTAGGTACCTCCTGTGCGACACGCCGAGCGAAGTCTTGTCCAGGATTGGAGCCGTCTATCTTGTCGTCATTGTCTCCGACAATCAACACACGCTCTCTGCCTTGCACTAAACGAGGGAAGTGTTCTTTCCAACTGGCTACACCAGGGCAACCTACCGCAGGTATCTGTAACATCTGAGAGATGATGAGAGTATCGAACTCTCCCTCACAGATGACCAGAACATCTGACTCAACATCTAAATCTCTCACGTTATACAGGTGCGACTTCTGCCCTGCAGGCGAGCCGTACTTTGGATTGCCTTCGTGCAATCTCCGAAACTTCCACCCTACCACCCCACCTGATAGCACGATGTATGGAATAGAAATCCATCCAGCGTAGGATTCGTGCGGTCCATACTCGGTAGTAATGACGCCTATCTGTGCGTACTCAACCGCTTCCTTAGATAGTCCACGTCCTACGAGATACGCTATTGCCTCGGGATTTTCCTGTAGCGCCGCGTGGTAACGTGAGGCCAGCCCTTTCAATAATTCCTGTTGCGATTTTGTAGGCATCACGCTTATCTACTCCCTCTTTAATCATCACGATATTGATAGCATTGCCACCCTGAGCGCAGGTGTGGCAGTAAAAAACCTGGTTGATAGTATCTATCACAGCGCTTCGTCTCTTGTCCGGATGAAGGAAGCAACGCACGCTCACGTTCCTACCCTCTCGTACCTCTCCGCCGTAATGGTTGACGATAGGGATTATCTGTAGCGACCCGGCATCGGACTTACCCTTACCTCTGGCCCTACGAAATCCCTCACTCATCACGCCTCTTCTTCTACTGGGTCCACTTCAATCTCTATCCCAGATACGTACATATCATAGGAGTTATGGTCGCCTCGCTTGAGGATACCCAAGAACTTTTGCTTAGCCTCTTCTGGTGAGTTAGCCATCAGTATTGTCTTGTACACCACTCTCTCCTTGCCCATCACTCGGTAGTGACTTATCATCTGTCTTCGCCTCCTGCTCTGGCACTAACCCGCTCATAGTTTCTGTTGTTGTTATCTCACCTTGTGGTACTGGCATATTATTCTCCTCGAATTGCTTTAGTAACTTCTCTTATAGTGTCACAATGTTCTTCATTCACACTCGGACAACGCGCCCATCCATCACGGGTGCATAGCAAATCTTCAATCTCTCGGGCTATCCGCTCACGATACTTCTGAGGTATGCAATCGCAGTAGTCCACAGTTTGGTCGCACTTATTACAGATGCCCACTACTTCTCCGTATGAAAGATGGCATCCTCAATGTGTCTCTTCAATAAACCATTGAGTCCCTTCTCACTCTGCCCTGCAATAGTTATTCCACAATCGCAAGGATAGGAATACATAGGTGGTGAATTACTATATGTCTTTTCGCTTTGCCAATTTCCTTTTCGTTCTAACATTGCTTCTCCTTTAGCCACGATTCTAAATCTTGAATGACCCACGACTTATCTATCCCGTGGTTGCGTCTCTTCACTACAACGAAGGCAGGAGGGACTTCCCCTAGTCCTCTTGCCTTCGCATAGTTCTTCGCCTCCGTTATGGCTTCATCCCAGAACGCAGGCAAATCTATTTTCTTCCGGTTCTTCAACTCTAGAATATAGGTCTGACCTGCGACAATACAGTACAGGTCTCCCTCATCCTTAGCCCCGGCTTTAGTCAGACGCTCAGCGATAACACCTTTATCGCGTAACCATTTCATTACGCCAGTCTCAAAGAGACTGCCCTTACGTCCGTTCTTGTTCGTCATTAGTCCTCGTTGTTGATTCGGTCAAGGATATTCTCAATAGAACCGTAGTCCTTCTTGAGTTGCCAATAACTAAAAGCATTGACCGCCCACTTGATTCCTTCATAGACTGCTAGGACAGCAATGCCTGTCCAAAATATTTCCCAATTCATTATACGACTCCCGCTATGGCGCTGTTTCTATACGCCCTGCCTTGTGCGTCAGCGTCTCCTATTTGGCAGGTTGAATAATTAACATACAGTTCTGAATACATCGTGCCATCGGCAGCGTGTGGTCCAAACCTGTTCTTTACTGCAGCGACTTTGAGGATAGAATCACTCGGATTAAATCCCAGTGTGAGTATCATCGAAGGTAACTGACTTATCTTGCCGTGGATAGCCCGACGGGGTGGAGGTGCATCCGCCTTCCCGAACTCGCTTTGCTCCGACGTATGGTGGAGCACAAGTACGCACGCCTCAGTGGTACGAGCAAGGTGGTGAAACTCAGTCATAATCGCACGCAGACCAGACCATTCATTCTCTTGCTCAGCAACGACATTCGATAGGTTATCCACAACAATAAGTTCTGGAGGATAGCCAAAGAGTTCGACGTAAGCCTTTACCTCTAACTCAATATCATCCAGCGTAGGTGATGGGTCAAAGACCCAACGGATATGATTCATTTGCAATAACTGGTAGCGATAGAACTCTGGTGTTAACTCCAGGTTCTGCTCCACCATTATCTGTGTGTGCTGTGTCTTGTGCGCTGCAGAGCGCAGAGCCACAGTCGTAGCGTCAGTATCAGCAGAGAAGAACAACGTAGGTACATTGGCCTTTGCTGCGTAGACCAGAGCAAACATTGACTTACCAGCATTTGGTTGCGCTGCAACCATACAGACTTGTCCTCTACGGAACTTCATCTGATTACCGGCGAGCGCTTTCCAGACATCAGGTAAGGGAACGGCCTTAGCCTGAGTGCCTTGCCACGCTCTTTGTAAATCAATCAAGGTTATACTCCGGAAGTCTTAGTGAAATGCCTGCGTGCTTACGTAGTTCTCTACGTTGCCGCTCAGTAGTACCTGCCCAGATACCAAATCCTTCGTGGTGTACTGCCCACTCCAGACATTCAGACCTATGAGCGCAGCCACCACAGATGTTGCGTATAGTTTTCAACGCATAGTCTGAGTACTGAAAAGCCTCATATAGGTCAGGATAAAAAATCTCTGTGTCGAGACCCCTACACGCGGGGTCCTCGAACTGTGATGGCTCTCGCACCTTTATACGTTCTTAACACCGACAGCCTTACACTTTCTCCCTGTATAGTCTTTTGGTGCAGCGCAGAGGAATCCACCCTTACGTGTGCCTGGATTATCTCGGTCATCCCACTCACGCCAGTTCATATTTCCGTGAGCACAAGCAGGTGCAACTCCAGTAGCAGTAGGTGTTACTGGCTTGATAGGAGTAACAGTTGCTGTTGCTTCGGTTGGCACTGGAACGCTTGGACGATTGACTTGCGCTACTCCACGTAGCATCTGTGATGTCTGTGCGACAATCGGGATGATGTTCTGCAAGCCCTGCAGTTGTGCTG